GCCATGTGCTTCTTGGTAATATCCCTCGAATTCGAGGAGTTTTACAGGGTTCCATGGATCGTATTCAGAGACATGAAAAAAATCTACGGACATAAGTATATGAATCGTGAGGAACTGGCGCCTTATAGAGTTAAATATAACAACGGAGTTGTGAAATATCTGGACGGGATAACACTCCGGGAAAGGAACGAAGATGAAAGTACAGAAGTATGAGATTTCCAGAACTATTGATAAATTGAAAAGCATTGTGCAGAAGAACGACCAGTTTCCGGCATTAGGAGGCGTTCTGGTAAAGGACGGGTATTTAATCGCATCCAATACAGAAATGACCATGCAGCTCAAATTAGAAGCCTCTAAAGGCAGCTATTTTATCATTCCCATGAAAGCCTTTGATGTAATTAAAAATCTTCCGGATGGCGAAGTGATTATTGATGCAGACGGCAAAAACATTGTTACGATCAAGACAAAAGCTATAAAGAATAAATACCAGAGCTATCCTCCGGAAGAATTTGATATTACAGAAGATCTGGATGCCCCAGAAGTTGTGATCAATGGCAAGAGGATGATGGAGGCAATTGGACATGTTATCTATGCAGCTGCAGACAGCAGTTCTGCAACACAGATGATGGGTGTGTACTTCGAAGGCGGAGAAAACAAGATTAAGTTGGTCGCACTTGACGGACATGTCGTAGCAGTTGATTCGATACCGACTGACGGTATCACGGATATGAAACTGATAGTGCCGAAAACAGTGGCAAAGAAGCTTGTGTCAATGGGAATTATTGATGATGTTGCTGTTACATATACAAAAAATAGAGCGGTATTCAAATCAAAAGAATATACCATTTACACGAGGTTAATAGAGGGTAAGTATTTTGATTACAATAGATTTTTCATGGCGGGAAAGATGAAAACTTATGTTTCCAGACCGGAATTAGTTGCGGCAATGACAAGGGCTAAGATGTGTACGGAAGAAAAGAAACCTGCAGTCTTCGAAATGAACGAAGATCAGTTAAATATTCGCATTGCCGACAGACTTACGGATTATCAGGAAGAGGTGAAGCTTCGGGATCCGCTTCCTGAACCGTTAAAAATTGGTTTCGATTCTAAACTGGTCCTTGAAACACTGAAAGCATTCACTTGTGAAAATATAGCCATGAATTTCTCAGGACCTAAGATGCCGGCAGTTGTTGAAGCAGAAAACAGTGACATGAAAGCTATCGTGCTTCCAGTAATGATAAGAGAGGAATAAAGACTATGATAGAAATCTTGGATATGAAAGACGTAAAAGACGCAACACCAGAAGAACTGGAAGAACTTCGCCGGAAAGGATTCCTTCCGAAAACCGGATCAAAAAGAATTTTCGGGAAACCGATTACTCCGTATGAAAGAACCAGAGCACAGGTGGCTGCTACCGGGAATAGATGGGCGATGGAGAATTTTTACGCCACACATAGCTGAAAGGTGATGCATTATGGCGAATTTATATAATTTGTGCAGAAAGGACGGGACAGTGATGGAATACTCCATCACTGCATCCGACATAGCAAAGCGAATTGGATGCGATCGACAGGATATCTATTCTTCGGCAAGCTATGGGCTCCTGATCAAGAAAGAGTATTATGTAGAAATTACAGACCGTCCGTTGAGCTGGAAGAAAGATATTGATCTGCTGACAGGATATGATAATGTTCGGAAAAAGTTTCTTAGGAGGTGCGGAAAGTGAAAATATATAAAGCAGTGCATGAGAGAGAAAACAAGTGCAAGGAACTTCACAAGGAGATGAATCTGAATGTGGGGCCGACTCGTTTGGTTCAACCGGATTTCTATTTACTGGTTGATGTTGATGATATCCAGAGACAGATGAATGCTTTGGAAAATGAGGTTCACCGTATAAAAAGAGCAGAAGTGAGAAGGAGATGGCGTTATGGAAGAAAAAAATATTAAGATAACAATTAATGTTGAATGCTCGGAAAAATCTAGTGTAAAAAAAGAACAGATTGCTGGATATCTGCTGAGAGCTATTGCGGGAGTAACTGCAAACAATAAATGCCTTATTACAAATTATGTATGTGAAATAAATGAGAAAAATGATGATAAGTTACAGGAGAAATATATTACAGGAAAACCTAAACTTACAAAAGACGAAAAGAGTTTCCTTGACGGACTGGATCCTTCGTGGAGTTACATGCTGAGAAATGGAAAAGGGCAACTATATCTTGCCAGAAAAGATGAGTCTATGTACGGAAGTAACTTCAAATATTTGTATTTAGAGGGCATAACAAATGCAAAGTTTGATTTTGTTGAAGCAGAAGGCAAAAGTTGGTTTATTGACGATTTGAGAAAATTGGAGGTAAAAGATGAGGCTGATTGATGCAGATAAATTGATATTACATTTAAACGATTATGCCCTGCAAGAATCTCCAAGCGATGTAGAGTCTGCTGGGGACAGAAAAGTTTCAAGGGCAGTATATAAAGCAATAACGGATTGTATTAGAACTGTGGACGAGCAGCCGACAGTTTTTGATGTGGACAAGGTTGTGGAGCAGTTGAAAACAAAAAAGACAAGAACTGCTGCATTACAGAAAGCATCGGAGTATTTCGAGGGTGAAACTGATGCGTTTGAAGTTGCAATCAAAATCGTGAAAGGCGGTGGAGTTGAATGAAATATCCAGAAGAAATGTATATTGATAGCCAGATTTTTGCAGGAGACATGGATGGCTCAGAATCCAATCTGACAGAAAAAATCGTAAAAATAAGGACTTCTCATTTATGCTGCGTATGTGAAAAACAGGTACCTAAAGGCGAAAGAATGTTGAATCAAAAAGCAATAGTAGAAGGACAAGGTTGGCGCAGTTGCTATATCTGCCTACCATGTGTTGAAAATTGGTTAGAAGAATCAGGACAAGTAGAGGATGGTGGAGTTAATGAGAGAAATTCTTTTTAAGGGAAAGAAAAAAGATAACGGTGAATGGATAGAGGGATACCTGTTGGATGGTGGAATGCCGGGAGAAAAGCGAATATTCATAGGGAAATTGGTAATAGGCAAATGGACCGTTATGGCGGATGAATTTGACGAAGTTGATCCGGATACAATATGCGAGTACACAGGATTAACAGATAAGAACGGCAAGAAAATCTGGGAGAATGATATTTTGATGTGTCATGGAAATTCAGAAGACCTTGTAAAAACGGTATTTGGAGAATTTGGTGTAAGAAATATTGAAACCGGGTCCATAGTAGATAAAGTTGTCGGATGGCATTATGAGATTATTCCGACAGACACAATCAGCAGATGTGAACCATTCTGCTATTCAATGCCACTGACCAAAGATTATATCGACAGGTGCGAAATGGAAGTAGTTGGAAGCATTTTTGACAATCCAGAATTAGTGCAAGGAAGCTTATGAGCCGAGAAGATTATGCTTTTCACTGCGCAGGATGCCGTTGTAATCATTGTGCAAACAATGTGGAAACAGGAGATAACTGTGCAGGGGAAGCGATAAAAGCCTGCTTCGTCTGTGACGAATGTAATTGGTATGATGGGAACTTTAAAAATAGAGATATGACATGTAGGCAGTGCGAAGATTATATTGTAACAAATCAACATGCTGAGCATTTAAGAAAAAGGATAAAGGTGATAAAAAGATGAAAAAACAGTGGAATTATGTTGAAAAAGACGGAAACCCGAAAAAGGCAGGGCTGTACTGGGTGACGCTTATTTATCCAGAGAGAAAAGATGGTAAAAAGACAGGAAAATTTATGGCTGAGGTTGATACCAGATATTTCGCAGATTTGGACAAAGAGCCAGATTTAAGAGGCTTGACCATGGACGGAGAACCAGATAGCGGTTTCGCATGGACAGAAGAATGCGGAAGTATTTCAGGAGAAAGAGTGCATGCTTGGATGCCTATGGAAGATATTAGAATTGCTGAGTTGCCGGAGGGAGTTGAAAACCGAAATTTTGAATCTATGGAGGTATAAGCGTGACAAGAGCAGAAACAACCAAGTTCCTTGGACAGTTGCTTATAAGTACCCGGTTTAACGGCGCTGGGAAGCACTGGGCCAGCGAGGTAAGTATTGATCCGTGGGGAAGAGACGCGAAAAGAGTTGATTACATGCAGTTTTCACCAGCTGACCAGTGCTCTATATCCGGGATAG